CGTATATACAACATCTGATGAAAGTGAAGCAATTAAATACTTTGCAAATAGTTTTCTAGCATGTAAAGTAGCATACTTTAACAAACTGTATGACATGTGCCAGGCATCTGGAATGAACTATGATATAGTTCGTGACGGAGTTACCTCTGATAGCAGAATCGGTCAATCCCATACAAAAGTCCCTGGAATTGACAACGACCGAGGTTTTGGCGGGACATGCTTCCCCAAAGATCTGAATTCCCTGATAGTTCAGATGGAATCCTTTGGAGTCGATGCTGATATGCTAAAAGAGGTATGGAGATACAACGAAAAAATCCGCACGGTCATCGACTGGCCGACTACCTAACATGACTACCCCAAACTGGCAACACCACTCCAAAAAGGAGCAAAAACGAAAGTTGAAACCGCAGGCAATGCGGTCTCGACGCGAAGCACTGAGACACTTCAAAAAGCGTCACATGACCTCCCCGAAACGGGAGGTTTTTTCGTGTATACTGATTCCAGTCAAACGAACCCACCATGATTAACTACGAAGTCCAAGCAGGTGTTGCTCGCATTTTGGCAACTGAGAATCTGGTTGTCGAGCACCGCAAATGCGACACTGCACAGTTCGATGTCCATACCCGTGTCCTGACTCTCCCCAAGTGGGAAAAAGCATCTCCCACTGTCTTCGACCTTCTGGTTGCTCATGAAGTCGGTCATGCTCTTTATACTCCCGACATTGACTGGATTGTTGATCGTAAGATCCCTCCCAACATTGTGAATATTGTTGAGGATGCTCGCATCGAAAAACTGATGAAGCGTCGTTACGGTGGTCTACCCAAGATTTTCTACCGTGGATATTCGGAGATGAAGCAGGACGACTTCTTTGAGTTGAAAGATGATGATTTGAGCACTTATAGTTTTCCTGATCGCATCAACCTTTACTTCAAGGTCGGTAACTTCTACGATATCCAGTTTGATGCCGACGAACTTCCCATCGTCGAGATGGTAGAGAATGCCGAGACATTTGATGATGTCTTGGATGCTGCCGAGGCAGTTTATGAAAAGTGCAAGAAACCTCAAGATTCTTCTCAGGAAAATGCTCCTGCTGAGATTGATCCTTCTCAATCTGGTGGTGGTAGTGATTTTTCTGATACAGAAATGCCTCAAGATTCTTCTCAAGGTGAGCAGAATCAAGATGGTGAGCAATCTGAATCTGAGCAAGATTCTGAAGATGCTGATTCTGGTTCTACTGTCCAATCTTCAGAACCTTCTAATCAAGACACGCAGACCAATCAAACTGACAGTGGTGCTGGTAAGGGTGATGGCACTGAAACCCGCACTGACAGCACTCTGAATGACAAACTGTCAGATTTGAATTCTCGCCATAAAACTCCTGACAATACTTATCTTGAGTTTCCGGATCTTGTGATGGAAAATGTTATTGCATCGAACTCTGAGATTCATGATTACATCGATCAGGAATTTGCTGCTCAACTAAAAGCACAACCTGAATATTGCGGTGAATCTATTTTTGGTTCCGCAGATTCTGAGTATAAAAAATACAAGTCAGAATCTATCAAGGAAGTCAACTATCTTGTCAAAGAGTTTGAGTGCAAGAAGTCCGCAGATGCTTACGCCCGTGCCACGGTATCCAAAACTGGTGTCCTCGATTGCACCAAACTTCATACCTACAAGTACAACGAAGATCTCTTCAAGAAAGTCACTACGATTCCTGATGGTAAGAATCATGGTCTGATCTTTATTCTTGATTGGTCTGGATCTATGGGTACAACTATCCTCCAAACTGTTAAGCAACTGTTTAACTTGGTCAACTTTTGCAAGAAGTGCAACATCCCCTTTGATGTTTATGCCTTCACTCAAAACTGGAAAGTATATGACCATAACGGGAATTATCCTTCTGTTAATGTCACACCTTCTGCTGGTAAAATCAGGGTTGAAGATGATTTCACTCTCATGAATATTCTCACCAGTTCTGTAAGCAATCGTGTGATTGAAAAGCAGATGAAGAATATCTGGCGTGTTGTTTATGGCATCAAAATGTGGACTCCTTATGGTTATCCTCCTCGTTTGTCTCTTTCTGGCACTCCTCTTAACGAGACCATGTGTGCTCTTCGTAAAATCATTCCTGAGTTCCAGAAGAAAAACGGACTCCAGAAAACTCACTGTATTGTCCTGACTGATGGTGAAGGCAATACTCTTCAATATCACAAGGAAGTCACTCGTAGGTCATATCATGACGATGGTGGAACTTACACTCAAATTGGCACTTGTACTGCTTATTACACTGATGGTGAGGTTTTCCTTCGCAATCGTGCTACCGGCAAGGTCTATCGGTTTAGGAAGAGTTATGCACATTCTCACCAAGACACTCTCCTTGAAGCACTTCAGGATGAGTTTCCCAATGTCAACTTCATCGGATTCCGTATCCTCGAAAGTGGTCATGAAGCAGGTAAACTGATTCAGTCATACTGTGATTACACGGAATCTGAGAAGTTGATGTCTTCTTGGAAGAAGAACAAGGTCTTCAGCATCACCTCCAGTCCCTACAACAGTTACTTCGGACTGTCCAACTCTTCTCTGCAGAACGATGTTGACTACCTTGACAATCTGGATGACGGTGCAACCAAGACCCAGATTCGTGCTGCAATGCGTAAGACCCTTGCGAGCAAGAAGATGAATAAGAAGATTCTCTCCGAGTTCATCGATCTGGTTGCCTAGTGTGCCAATCTACAGGGTGTCCACTTCGGACACCCATACTGTCCATTCACGCCTTATACTGACTTCAGTCAAACAAACCCACACAATGATCACCATGACTCAAGACCAAATCATCAACGAACTCAAGTCTCTCTACGGCAACGAGATCACCACCAGTGATGTCAATGCATACTGTGCCATGCATGACATTTCTTATCCCACCATCACCCGTCGTCTTGAGCAATACAAGACCAGTCGTGGTCGTTGGAATCTTGATGAGAAAGTTCAGGAAATGGAGACCGCTTTCAACGCTCCTTCTGTTGTTCCCGATCAGGAACGTGTTGCTTTTATTCCTGAGAAAGACCCATCTTTCGTCCCGTTCGGTAACTTCTCCGACCTGAAGAAGATCGTCAAATCCAAGATCTTCTACCCTGCGTTTATCACTGGATTGTCCGGTAACGGTAAGACCCTGAGTGTCGAGCAGGCATGTGCCCAACTCGGTCGTGAGTTGATTCGTGTCAACATCACTATCGAGACTGATGAAGATGATCTGATCGGTGGTTTCCGTCTCATCAATGGTGACACTGCTTGGCACAATGGTCCTGTCATCGAGGCACTTGAGCGTGGTGCTATCCTTCTGCTGGATGAGATTGATCTTGCTTCCAACAAGATCCTGTGTCTTCAGTCCGTTCTTGAAGGTAAAGGTGTCTTCCTGAAGAAGATCGGTAAGTATGTCAAACCTGCTGCTGGTTTCAACGTGATTGCTACTGCAAACACCAAGGGTAAGGGTAGTGAGGATGGTCGTTTCATCGGCACTAATGTGCTCAACGAGGCATTCCTTGAGCGTTTCCCTGTCACTATGGAGCAGTCCTATCCGACTCCTGCAACTGAGCAGAAGATCCTTGAGGGTATTGCTCTCGACCTCGGTGTCGAAGACCGTCAGTTCTGCAAGATGCTGGTTGACTGGGCAGATAGCATCCGTAAGACCTTCTACGATGGTGGTGTCGATGAGGTGATCTCTACTCGTCGTCTGGTGCATATCATCCGTGCCTATAGCATCTTTGGCAACAAAGAGAAGGCATTCAAGTCCTGTATCAACCGTTTCGACGATGAGACCAAGAGCATCTTCCTGAGTGCTTACGACAAGTTTGATGCTGACTTCGATCCCAATGCTGTAGTTGTTGAAGAAACTAAGACCACTGAAGATGGGTCTACTCCATGGGGCAGCACTATTGTCAATTGACAAGCAAGCAAAAACATGATATAATAAATCATTACTGAAAATATTTTTAATTATGCTGATTGGCATTTATTCGCCTGCTCCTGGTTGCGGTAAGACTACTGTAGCCAGGTATTTAGAGCAGAGAGGTTTCAAGATAAAAAGCTTCGCTACTCCAATTAAAGATATGATTCGTATGTTTCTCATGCATCTTGGGTACAGTCGTGAGGACGCTATAGACGCTATATCTACCAAAACAGACACTGTTAAGGGTATTGATCCTCCCATCAGCGTCAGAGATCTGTTACGCACTCTCGGCACTGAATGGGGCCGTGATCATGTGCATCCCGATGTATGGCTTAAATGTTGGCGTGCTGGATACGACGAATCAATGTTTTACGGATATCCTCATATTGTTGTTGATGATCTGCGATTTCCTAATGAAGCTCAACTAATAACTGACCTGGGAGGTCAGCTTTGGGAATTAAGACGTGCTGATGTTGAGGATATTCATCAAAGTACACACCGTTCTGATGGGAGTTTAATAGAC